GGGTGAGCACTCGCGCCGATATTGTCCATTGAGGGACAAATCGCAATCGGAAGGCCGAGAATCGTCCGCGCACCATCAACGAAGTTAATGATGGGGCGACCCATTTTGTCGGTCATCTGCATCAGCTTTCCGAGCGTTTTGAGATTCATTAGCCAGTGGCATTTATCGCTTTCCAGATATGCCGAGTCCAACGCCTCATACGCGGCTGCAAAATCGAAAGTCCCGATGGAGTTTACGCCGGTCTCACTGCCGCCAGTATTGCCGGACGAGCCCGTGCAAGTCACCGGGGTCACGCCGAGCGCGAGGAGCGCCGAAACGAGACCGAGTGGCTTGTTCGTGCCGTCGCCGATCACCAAGTCCTTGCCGATACCACGCGCAAGTCGATCGGCCGAGAAGCGACCAAACAACTTGGATGCGGTGAAGCTCGCTTCCAAATCATCGATTGCTTCCAGCGAGAGAACGTACCTGGGTGTCGAATAGCTGTAAACGCCGAGAGGAGCGTGGCCCGTGGAGTCAATATCGACCGAGATTTGCGAACCAGCCTCGCTGACTACGGTTGCAACGTTCTCTGTGTCGCCCGCCACCGGGATATTGATAACGCGACCGTGGCTAGTGCGAATCACCGTCGCAACATCGTCGTTAAAGAGCGCGTCGTGAGCTTTCAGTGCCGAGAACAGGTTGTCGACCCATCCTGTCGGGACGAAATAGCCCAAGCCAGAGTAAGTGCCAATTTGCGAAAGCATTGGAGCGCCTTCGGTCATATCCCGGAATTCGGCCACGTTCTTCGGTGCGCGCTTGAAGAATGCCTGATAAGCCCGCGCCTCCGTGAGTTGGTCGCGAGTCAACGTAGAGCGGCCAAAGTTCGTGATCTCCAAACCGTGACGACGCTCGTATTCGTTGTGGTTCTCGCGCTCGATGTCTTGCAGCGATGCGCCTTCCTTGACGGCGCTAATCGCTGACAACAGAAAGGCATTGCGCCGCTCGTCGTGTTTGGTCCAGTTTGGTTTGTTGCTGAGTGCGGAGGCTTCTTGCAAAAGAAGCGACAGCTCTCCTGTGTTGATTTTCATAGTGGTTCTCCTCTTTGGTTTTGTCGGGATTGGTCGCCCGACTTCGTTAAACTTGGTTGAGCAAATTCCTTCGGCGAGCAATCACACGAGCCGGAGCTTGCAGCTCGGCGATTTTGTTTTCGAAGTGGGTGACTTCCCGTAGCTGGTCACGGAGCAGTTCGTAGTCCGACGGCACTTTGACGATGTTCTTGACCTTGCTGCGCATTTCGGATGCGACGATATTTCGAGCATCAACGCACGTTCCTGGATAGGCGGGCGATGAAACGACGGAGCAGTCGATCAGGCGGTGGAAATTGGTGATATTCCGCACTGCAATATGGCTGCGGCCGCGGGTGCCGTTGTCCTCGTCGTCTTCCTCATCGGTCCATTCTTCGTCGGTACCCAAGAAGGCGAAGGAGCACGCGTTTAAGTCACCGCGCTTCACGAGGGTGTGAACGTCGCGTGCAGCCTGCGTGTCTGGTAGGTCGCAATCAAACCGGAGTCCCTTACCGTCGCTACGAAGTTGTAAGGTCCCTGCCGTAGTGCGCCCGAGGATTACGTTCTGGTCGTGATTGAACGTCGCGACAATATCGGGATCACCGGCCAAGACACTGTCAAACGCACCGGAACGGATACGTTCTTTGAATTTGAAGTCGCGCGCCGTCAGCATGTTTGACCGCACGTTGTACCGTGCCGCGTAGCCGCCGATGCTCAACTGCTTGCCGGACTGACTGGCGCGAAGCTCGACCGAGATTATTCTGCGTTCCATGATTACCTTCCTTTCGCGCTGGCTGCGTGCGCTTGGACTTCGGCGATTAGAACTTCACGTGGTTTGTATCCGAGTGAATCCGCAATGAGCTGGTCCCTTCGCTGATCTTTGGCGTCTCCGAACTTGCCAGGATTCGTCGGGTCGTTGAATTTCAGCTGCTCCTGAACTGGTTTCCGCTTCGAGCGCGCCAAGTATTTGCCGCGCATTTCCTTGAACTGTGCCGCTATGTGGACTGGGACTGGTTCCACTAATCCGCAGTGCCGCACATGCTGTGCAGTTGCGTTCGGACCGCTGACCATTGCAGCCTGGCCACACTTGGTGCAGCCGTAGCGAATGAATGGCGGGTACTCGTAGTCCTCGACGCGTGGTCCTGGTTTCACGGCCCACACGAGGTTCGGTTTAATTTCGAGAGTTGGCTCGACGTATTGGACGAATTTTCCGGTATCGAGCAGATAGGCAGCTTCGCCGCTAGGTTTGTCAAACGGTGGGAACTTCTTTTCGATGTCTTGCAGTTTCATTTGTATCTCCCTTTCGGCAATGGGTAGCCGTGAGTGAATTTCCGATGCCGGGACCTGTGATCACTACAGTGTCCCGGCTCCGGGTTATGGTTTCGTTTGCCGTAGCCGGCGACAACAAATGGCCGATCGTACGGTTAGGCCCAGTGCAAGGCGCGCAAAGCCTGGAGGGTGGTCGCGCTGAAGCAATCACCTAACATTCCCTGCAACTGTGACGGGTACGAACAGAGGTTAGAAGTGGATGGCTCGCCAAAGTGTCGGGGCGTAAATCTCATCCAACCGCGCAAGATTTTCCTTCGGCTCGCCCTCCGTGGGTGGGTGATGCTGGCGACAAACACCGACGACGTTGCTTGGAGTATAGAAAAGGCTCTCGCGCTCCCGTGGACTAAATATGTGGTGCCAGATTTCGACGGGATGAGTGCAGCGCCGTCCGTCTACGATCCGTTGACATACGACGTTGCCGTACCCGGAGAGCGCTTCTTTGAAGCGCGACCACGCGACGGACTTGTACAGCTTCCATGTCGGATCGTTCTTGTGACCCTCTACACTGCGTTTGTTGCGCTCATGCAGATAGGAGTTATCAAGCCGATGCTTTTCACAAAACCCGGAGAGATCGCGGGTCCGTTCAAAACATCCACGCTCGCGACATGGGCGTTCGAATCGGGCTGGCACTAGAGGTACCTGACTTTGAAGGCGTCGAGGTCCGTGGATCGAACCGGCTGTAGGAGCGCGGTTTGCATGGCGATAATGGCGGCCACCGCGCCGTCGATCTTTTCCCGCGCCTTGGCCTTTTCAACGCGGCAGTCGCCTTTGAATCCCTGTGCGAGCAGCACGTTGGAGAAGCACCAGTTCGCTACAGGATGTCCGAACGTGCACAACTTGTGCTCCACGACTAACCGCTCGACGCGGAGGATTGCTGGCGATAGCGCGAAGCCCTGAGAAATTTGCAACACCTTCATACCAGCGTTTTCCAAACCGCCGACTAAATCAGCGGCTAGAGCCTTGTCGAATCCGAGTTCCGTGATCCGATACTTCTCACGCAGTGCCAGGATTTCACCTCGAATGTGCTCGAACGAAGTAACCTCGCCTGGCGTGGCGATGATGTGGCTGGAATCTCGCCAAGCCTCGTACGGTACTCGTTGCTCGCGGGTACGCCGCGCGATGTTTTCCTCCGGACACCAGAAGCGGAACAAGCATTCGTAAACGCCGTCGGCCTTCTCAGGTGGAAATAACAAACATAGTGCGCTGAGGTCGTTTACTAACGCGAGGTCAAGGCCACCGAAGCACGGACGACCACGATTGCCGCTCAGCGCAGCTAGCGCCGTGTTATCGAGCTTGCTCAAATCCACCTTCGCCTTAGTCACAACGTGCGAGAGGCGCTGTTCGGCTGCGGTAATGCGCTGGACCGGCGACAGCGTGGCGTCGGCGTCCGCGAGGTACGCATTCCCCTGGGCTGCAAGATCCTCGAAATTAATCCAGCCAGCGAGTGAACTGGTCGGCCAAATGTTCATGTGGAAGCGTAGACAGGAACGCTTGTTGGAGGGAATGGTGAGCGCCTGTCGTACTTCTTCCCTAATTCCGTCCGGCTGCAAGAAGTGACTACCGAGGCTCGGGTTCGCCTTGATCCAAACCGCCTCGTCCTGCCAGTCATCTCCTTCATCCAATTCACAGATGTAGGCAAAGAAAGCGTCGTCTGGCGAAACACTCTCTAGCACTTGGCAAGCGCGGTTCCGAACTTCCCAAGCGATTTGCTCGCGGTGGTTGCCAGCCGTCGTAATTGAAATGATCAACGGCTGCTTGCGGCCAACCGTTGAGCTAGTGAAGACGTTATAGAGCGAAGAGTCGGGATGGTCACCGAGCTCGTCGAGGATTCCCGCCGCGATATTCAGTCCGTTTAGTTTGTCGGAGTTAGCCGCCAGCGGCTCGAAGCTAGAATCTGCTGCGTCAGTGAACACAATTGCAGACCTGGATTTCCAGACTCGGGTACGTTCGGCTAGACTCTCCGTTTTGTTCCGCAGCTGGACCGCTGCCTTGAAGCAAAGTGATTGGCTCTGGTATTTCGTCGTGGCGGCGCAGTAGACGTTCGCATTTTCCTCACCGTCACCGCCCACGGTGTCAGCGCAGTACAGAGCGATGGCGGCGCTCAAAGCAGTTTTGCCGTTTTTCTTTGCGATCTCGATGTAAGCATTCCGGAATCGACGCAAACCATCTGGCCGCTTCCAACCAAAGACGTTCGTGAGCATAAAAATTTGCCACGGCAAGAGCGTGAGGCCGAGGATCGTGACGTACGACACAACGTGCTGTGCAGCGACCGGGTCAAAGACAATATCGGTTCGTTTTAAGTCATCGAGAAATCGCTGGCAGGCTAGCTTTAACAATTCCCCGGCACCGATCGCGCCTGTAGTCACGTCGAGCGCATATGCTTTCGCAAACAGCACGGCATCCGGGATGGTCGGTCCGACAGGCGGCGTCAGAGTTGGTGCGGCTTCTGAGATTTCAGGGAACGGTTCCCTGGCCCTCCACACATTGACGAGTTCACTTATGCGAGCGTCGTCGCCTAGGGATTTCGCTTGGATAAATTGCAGGATGAGCGAGCCGTCAGTCTTGGCAAGGACGCGCTTGGACAGCAGTCCTTCGCAGTAGTAACGCCAGAGCTTGTGCTCTCGCGGCGACAAGCCATCCGGTATCGGTGGAGCACCGAACTCAAAGCAAAGAGGTGCTTCTTGAGCCAGACGTCTAGCTTGCTCGGCCTTCGTCATAAAACGCCAGGTGCCGGACTTCTTCAATTCCTCAACTGGTTTTCTACGGCTCACGTCGCGTGGTCCTCACAGAAAGGATTGGCAGCCGCCCGAGGCGGATGGGATTCCGCCCCGAGCGACAGGTCTTGGTGTGGGTAAACACAGCAAGAAGCTCGTTAAGATTTTCTGGGTTGAAACCGAGACCCTTTTGCCAGGCGCTCGCGCGCCGATATGACCGGAAGCTGTTACGAGGATTTTCGGCGATTCATTTACCTGCGCCGCCAGCGCCGAGGAGATTGCTACGACGAAAGCTATGATTTCCTCACTTCAAAATCGCGATGAACTGTGATCCAACCCTCCGAATCGCGCTGGCAATCCGTTTCGCGGTGCTTGGCACTCTTAATTTGTGTGAAAAACTTAGCGGGCTGTCCCGAGCGGATCGCCATACCAAAAATCACCCCGCCTATGGTCGTTATTTCGCCGTCAGTTACAACTGGCCGCTCGATCCCATGCGGTTCTACTAAGCCTGGGACCTTGGGCGGTTTAACCTGTTTGCGTGCGTAAAATCGCAGGAAGGGCGCTGCTAATCGATGGAATTAAACGGGTGCTGGCAGGGCCTTGCGCCGTGGTCGGGTATATACTATCGCCTGTCGAAGGAGGACCTATGCCACATCCAACCAGTGATGTGCGACCTAACGGAACGTGTCGTGTCTGCGGTGACCGTCTTTCAGTACCCATTCGGCGGCGAGGCGTGAACAAAATCTATCGCCGCCACCTTAGCAATCCGAACTGCACCACCAAAGGCAACGGCGAACCGATTCGTTGACGATCCCCGTGAACGGTGCTAGCCGAGCATATCTCACGGCACAATGCGTTTAGCACAGTGAGCCAGGGCTTTCTAACAGAATGGCCCAAAGAAAGAAAATTCGGGGTCCAACGGGAATTGCCGATCCTAGAAGACCGGAGGCGTTTGATCCCACGCTTGTGGCTGCTGCGATCAAGACCGCGCTTACCCTAGGAAAAGACTCGTTCACCGTAGGCAAGGACATCTACAAACTTGTTAAGACGGAAGCCCCGCTGTTGTTTGACATTCTGGAAAGTAAGGCGCAAAACTCAAAACATGAGGTGCGGTTCGAAGTTAGCAACACCACGCGGCATGGGATCTATATAGAATCAATTGTTGTCGAATACCCGGGCCAGGCAAACACCCTTTCCATCCTTCCAGACCAAGTTAAGGTGAAAAGCGGCGAACCAAGTTACGGAATCCCAATTGGGAAATCGGAATTTTCCTTCCCGATGTCGCTGCCGCCAGGTCACAATCCTGTGTCATTGGTGATTACATTCCCTATGCTGGACTGGGGAATGATGGAAAAGCACCAATATGCCATAGCGCGTGTAACATATTCGAAACTCGACGAGAAAGCTCAGGAGGAAGTCACATTTCGATTCCGGCTGCGCTGGCAAATAGCCGCCACTTAGCAATCCGCATTGCTCTACTAAAGCCAACGGCGGACCGGCGTGTTGGCTCTTGCCTGATCTAGCTGCCGCGATGGTTCAGCCTACGTGACCGGCGACAACAAATGGCCGACTGCACGAGACCGCTCTTTCGAGACCCCACCAGAGGCGAACAACTAGACCAGGCAGTCATCGCCAAGCTCGTTGCCGTTTATGAGGCGGCGTGAGCATTCTTCAGTACAAAAGTCGTTGAGCCTGTTACGCACCAAAACGCTTAGCCTCTCCGTTCGCAGGGCGGCGGCCAGACACTGTCGATCTGCACGGGAGCGGGACGGCGTGTTGCGTCCTGTGCTTTTGTGCCGAGCGGAGCTACCTTTACTTTCCAATCTCGGCGCGGATTTTTCGGGTCTTTCCAGCGGACTCCATTGTTGCTAAACGCGCGCTGGAGAATTCTTGCGACCTCGCTGTTCGACAAACTTACAATCGCTGAAAGCCGATCTGGATGCTCGCGCAAATCTACGCAGTCCTGAGCGAGGAAAATCCCGGCACGGTCAAACGTTTCAACGATGTCTTCGCTGGTAGTTTCAAGCGGGAGAGCCGGAAGGTACAGAAGGGTGCCTGAGGGTAGAAATTTTCGTCTTTCCATTGGCGTTGCTCCTGATCGAATTATTTTGGCGGCGCCGAATCTAGCTGGCGGCATCGTCGAGAACAAAACGGCCCTGGCGCATCGTGGGGCTTTCCGCAGTAGACACACTTGCGCTCAGGTTGATCGCGCACTTCGGTCGCCTGCGTTTTAATTTGAGGCCAGGTGTTCACGATACAGCGGGGAGATGTGATGGGTTTACTGGCTACACCAGCTCGCTGGTCGGAGTCTTACACATCCAATCCCAAGCCTGTTTTGAAGTCTCGAATCCAGATTCAACGATCTTGTTTTCAAACAGGTCGCGGACCACAAACTTCTCCTGCTGCTTTTCGATCAAATACCTTTCTTGCTGTCGGCCGCTCACGTCGGTGTACGTCGCCTGCCGTATCGTTTCTGGTTTCTTGCTCACGTTGATCTCCCTTTTGACTGCCAAAACCCGTTACATCACTGGGGGTTATAGAGGTGATACCCAAATGAAACCGAAATTTTTTACCAAGACCGAACAGGAAATCAGCATCGCACTGGACCGTATCCAGCTCCGCGTTGCAATGGGTCGCTGTGACCGCGTCATCGCGAAACTACGCGCCGCCTAGCTCCTCCACGAAGTCCTTGTGCGCGAATTCGTCCAGCTCTTTAGCGACAGCGTCCAGCGTCGCGGACGCCTTATTAAGCATCTCGCGGGTCTGTACAAGCTCCATTTCCCTACTCAGCTGCATCAACGGCGCTACTTGAACTTGCGCCTCGGGGTATCGCCCCAAGATTACGTCTAGCCGGTTCATTTCGGCCTTGACCGCTCCCACTAGCTCAGCCTTGTCGTGCTCAAGAATCCGCACCTCGTCCTCCGCCTCAAGCTGGCGGCGTTCCGCGTCCTCGGCCTTGGCGCGTGCCTCCGTCGCATCCAATTTCGTCTTGACGGCCTTTTGCTCCTCGGCTCGTTGCTCCATTTCGCGGCGTAGGAAATCAAACGGCTCCGTGAACTGACCCCAAGAATCCTGAACGAAGCGGTTGTCCGGCGTAATCCAACGTTTCAGGCTCAGGTAGTAATCTCCAACGCGCAGGAAATCCCTGCGAGTCGTGTGGTCCAGTATTTCGCGCATTTCCTTCTGGCGTTTCGCGCTTGGGTGGTTTGGCGGCGGGTCAAGTTTCCGCGCCCTAGTCACCGTGAGTTCGGCGATGGCGGCCTGTTTTTCGTGGGGTGACAGACCATGTTGTGGTGACCACGAATATACGTCTGTAGGCAGCCCAAAATCGCTGGCCTGTAGGTTTATAAGTGAACTGTTTTGAACAGGTTTGCTTTTAAGAATCACGTCGGGGTGACCGGAAATCACGCTGACGTGATATTTGGGGTCCAGCCGCAGCAAAATTAGGCCGGCCAGGCGCTCCCGCCAATCCTCGGGGAAGAACTTAAACGGCGTGTCGCTCTTGGCGTATTTCTTGTTGCATGGCAGGCAGACCGGAATCATGTTTTCCGGCTCAGTTGACCCGTCCTCCGAATGCAGGCGAATGTGACCGCGCTGGAGCGGGTCCTTCAACGCCTCCTGGTGTTTGCCGCACGCACAGCATCGACTTCCGTAAGCCTTAATGACCAGCTCAAAATACCACTGGTCAACGGGCGAACGTCGTTTCCTCGTTGTCACGTCTGTCCCTCCACAACCAATGCTGGTTCTCGCGCCTGACCTCCGTAACCAATTACTATTCCATTTCGCCAGCGCGAGTTGCTACGAAAATGCGCCTCCCGGTTTCGAGGAGCGCAAAATTACTTTGCGGTGCTGGTGGATTCCAACCATGACGCGACCGCAGGCCAACTGAAGCGGACGTACCGACCGATGCGGAAGAACGGGATTGGATTTTGGCACCGGGTACGACATTTCTCGACGATCCAGCCTCTTGGGACCTGTAGACGTTGGGCGAGCTGCTCCGGGGTGAGGATATCCGCAGGGTTGACCACGAAACGACTCCGGGTTTGAAACGGCGTCCCTAAGGACGAAGGCCGCGAGAGCCGGCCGGTGAGGAACTCAGTGAGGTAGGACCGTTGGTGGAACCCCTACCACTTGTCACCATGATAAACCTGTCGCAGCCCGAAAGCAAGCTTTATTTCGGGTGCGGAGCAGGATTTTTCGGTGAGCGCAGGATTTTGGCGGTGGTAGTACAAAAGTACTGCGGTTAAAATTGGCCCATGCAACGCGGGTACATATATCGTAAGGGCCAGTCGTGGATCTTGGACTACGGCGTCAAGGAAATCCGCTCAGGCAAACCCAAGTGGGTTAGACGCTCCAAGAAACTGGCCGCCGTCTCTGACAAATACCGCACAGCGGCGAGCGTTCAGCACCTGGCCGCCGACATTCTCGCCCCATACAATGCGCACCG